TGTGAAATAGTCAGCCTTTCTGTTTGAACAGCATTCATGCGAAAAGAACCGTTTCTGTATGATACCCACGGACAATGATTACCGTATCGGTGCAACACGCTGCCACTTTCTGGAAATCCATTGCAAGGTAGTAGATTATATATTCCTTTGTGGCAAAAGAAACAGTAACAATAAAAAGTATGTATATGGAAATCGTATCAATTGAAAGAAAGACCTTTGAGGCGATGGTCGCCAAGTTCGACCGTTTCGTCAGTCGCATGGATGCCATCTGCCGGCGGCACGGAGAGAAGACAATGGGCGAGTGGATGGACAATCAGGACGTTTGCCGGATGCTCAACATCAGCCCACGCACATTGCAGACGCTTCGGGACAACGGGACGCTGGCTTACTCGCAGATAAACCACAAGACGTATTACCGTCCCGAAGACGTGCAGCGTATTGTTTCCGTTGTGGAGGACAGGCGCAAAGAAGCAAAGTTCAAGGGCAGGACGATTTAATCACCCGCATATAGTAAACAAAGTAATTACACTAAATCCAAAGTAACATGAATGAACTGATTAACAAGGACAACGAGTGGATAATCCACTTCATGGGCAGTCTTGACCGTCTTTTGGACAGCTTCGAGCATCTGACCGCCTATTACCGCCCGACACTGAACGGAGAGCGTTTCTTCACCGACAAGGAAGTGTCGGCACGGCTGAAAGTGAGCCGCCGGACACTTCAGGACTATCGAAACGAAGGGCGCATAGCCTATATCCAATTAGGCGGTAAAATCCTCTACCGTGAATCCGACATCGAAAGGATGCTGGCTGACAGCTACCGCTCCGCTTACCGATTGACGGTAACCTGATTTTCTTGAAGAAGCGCAGTTTGCTGTCTGCCTTATGATTGCGTCAGCAATGGACTTTCGGCAAAAAGAGAAAGGAACGGCTTACGGACGGAGCATCAAAATCCCGCTTCGTCTGTAAGCCGTTCCTCTCTTCTTTCTTCTGATTTCCCGTCAGTCGCTTGTTTCCGTTGCCGGATGCTCTTCAAGCGTATGGCAGGCAATGGCAAGGTTTTCGGGTTGAATACGCTCCGCAGGAGGAAGATTCCGCCCGAAACGGCTCTGCCGCCCGACCTTGCCACTACCATCAAGCCATACGCTACCTTTGCATCCGTGCATCGGGAACGAGTGGCTGACGGAATGAACCTCAACTATACCATCGGTTATTACCTCTGACGCTGGCAACTAATAGTGTAATCGTCGTAGCTTTCTTAATGGTGCTAATTTCATTTATTATAAACCGTCTGAACAAGACACTCTCTTTACTGCATATCCTGAATGCAACGGCTATAACCATTTCAATATCATAAACGTCATAACTGATGCCATCCGGTTGCTTGAGATACTTCATCGTGTCAAATTCGTTCAGTTCCTTGTTCTTGTAAATGGTATGAATCGCCTTGTGGACATCGCATGAGAACACACCGAACAGGTCGGCTATCTCAAATTGTGTCATCCACACGGGTGCTGTCGGCATAATGACTACACCCGTTTCACTGATTGTTATTATTCCTCTGTCCATAATGTACTGAATTGATACTGTTTACTTATTGTTGTCTGGCTTTTCGCCGATAGATTGTATTTTCCTGCGTTCCATCAGCTTGTCCATGTCCTTTGAGATTTTATCATCGGTTATCCGTGCGTAACCCTGTGTCGTCCGGATATTGGAATGCCCCATCATCTTGGCAATACTTTCGATAGGTATATCCGCCGAAATCAGGAATGTTCCGAAGCTGTGCCGACTTTGATGATAGCTCAAATTTTCCTCTTTGCCTATGATAACACCCATCTCATGGATATCAAACCAGAGGGCATCACGGCTCGGAAGAGGAAATACGGGCTGTTCGTCATCGGTCGTATTGTACAGTGACAATATCCGCTCCGCTATGGGATGCAGGGGGATGAACGCCTCCACATTTGTTTTCTTGCGGTTGATGCGGATGTGACGTCTGCCTTCTGCATTGCGTCCGATATGATGCGGGTGCAGAAGCTTTATATCCACATACGCCAATCCCGTCAGTGTGGAAAAGATGAATGCCCGTCTTGCAAGCTCCTGACGCTTATCATACATCGGGGTGGCAAGGATTCTCTTGAACTCCTCACGGCTGATGTACTTGTGCCTTGCTTCCGGCTTTGGTTCGTATTCCAGATCCTCGCAGGGATTCACACGGATAATCTCTTTATCGACAGCCAAATAAAGCAGACGGTTCAGCCAGCATAGGCATTTGTTGGTCTGGGAAGCCCCGAAATTCTTGCATTTCTTAAGATATGCCTTGTAAGATTTGCCGAAATCTTCCGTCACTTCCTCAAAGGCGATGTCTTTCTTCCCGAAAGAAGCGAGATAATCCGTCAGGTACTTCTGATAGTACATGGAGTGGCGGTAGGAAGATATGGAATCTATTTCTACTGAATGTTTCCTTAACCGCTCCCTTTCCCATTCCCCCATTTGCAGAAGGGTAACCGGATGAATATTGTTCATGGCGATATGGTTCTTCAGTATCTCCGCACTGACCACGCCTTGCGATTTCAATATCTCATTGTAGGCTTCCTCTGTTATCCGCAGGTATTCCCGTAAACGGCTGTTCTCCCTTGCGGACTTTATCTCGTTCTTCCTGCCGTTCCAGTCTTCCGGTCGGCAATAAATTCCCGTACTGATGACGGTCTGTTTTCCGTCAATGGTTATACGGCAGAGTACGGCAGTCGTTCCGTCAGCCTTTGTCTTGCTGCGGTTGATATAGGGTAACAATGAAAATGTGCTTCGCATATCGTTTTATGTATTAAAGTGTTAATTGAAAATCTTCGGTAGCTTTGATAAACTTATCCATGTCCTCGAAAAGTTTCTTCGGGCTGACACGGGCATAGACCTGAGTGGTGGAAATATCGGAATGTCCCAACATGCGGCTGATGGTCTCTATCGGCACACCCGCTTCGAGTGTTATCAGCGAAGCAAAACTATGGCGGGCCTGATGATAGCACAAGTTATCCTTGATGCCTGCCAGTGCAGCCAACGCTTTCATGTGCCGTTTCATGTTCGGGTGGTGGATTACCGGGAAGAGCGTTTCCCTGTTTTGGTCCTTGTATCTCTCAAGTAGTGCCAACGCTTCGGGAAGCAGTTTCACGCTCGCCCGATGTTCGTTTTTCTTTCGGCGGTATTTCAGCCATAATGATCCGTTGTCATCCGTGTATAGGTTCTCGTCCGTGATGGAAACCACATCAGCGTATGACACGCCCGTGTAGCAGGCAAACAGAAAAAGGTCGCGTGCCAGTATGTGCGTCTTTCGGTACGAAGGTATCTCTACATCACGGATTCTTTCGAACGATTCGCGGCTCAATGCACGTGGTGTCCTTTCTGATTGCCGGGGCAAGGCGAAATGTTGAAAATGGCATTTCTCGGAATACCCTTTCTTGTAGGCAAGGCGGCAGATTTTCTTCAGGATGGCAAGGTGGTGGCGGACGGTATCTATCGCATAGCCTTTATCTTCCGTGACGAAAGCCTGATAGTCGTGGATGAACTGTTCCGTCAATTGTCCGAAAGCCAGATCCTTGACCTTGTACTTGGTTTCGATAAACTCCCCGAGTGTCAGCCGCATATAGTGATAACTGGGATAAGTCCCTTTCGCACGGTCTATGCCGATACGTGCCTTAATGTCGTCACAGATTGCATCTGTCATTTTCATGAGAGTCATCTGCGTTTCCATGCTGCCTTGAAAATAATTCTTCACATCGGTGGCGTCAAAACCGACCTTACGGGATACAAGGCTGTCGAATGCGGCGTTTACCGCCAACAGCAGTTTTTCAATCCTGGCATTGGTTTCCACCGCTTCCTTGCTCTTGCCGTTCAGACGGCTTTCACGGGGATTCCACAGTTCGGGAGTGCAGGACAGCTTAGATCCGAACTGTGCCATCGTGCGGTTCACGGTGACTCTTCCCATTATCGGGGCTTTGCCCGATTTGTCCAGTCCGCTCTTTTTGAGGTAGAGCAACACCTTGAATTTTTCTACTTTCATACGCTTATATTTTTTAGTGCAAAATTACTTGCCGTATAAGCGTTCCTTGATAT